GAGATTTTAATGATTTCTGATTTGATGGACATTCGTGCCAGAAAATTAAAAGAGCTTGAGTTCTATACACAACAACTTGATGAATTGAAATTAAAGATGGTCTTCATTCAACAAGAGATAACATTGACCAACAAAATAATTGATATGATTGAAAAAGAAACAGTTATTGATATTGGTCTACACATTAAGAAAACTATATGACCGCACTTACACGGAATCCTACCAATCCAAACTTTCTTCAACCGAACAAGTTTCAGTTGAATTTCTCTCGAGCACCAAACATACAATATTTTTGCCAAACAGTTACAATACCTGGTATTGCAACATCAGAGATTCCACAAAACAACCCATTCGTTGAATTATATGTACCAGGTGAGAAACCTGTATATGATGTTCTTAATGTTACATTCTATGTTGATGAAAATATGGAAGCATGGAAAGAAGTGCATGATTGGATTCGTGCGATGACTTTCCCATATTCATATGAAGAATATCAAACACTACCTAAATTAAATCCAATTGCAGGTGGAAGAAATTCACTACCTCAATACTCAGATGCCCAACTGACACTTCTATCATCTTCAAATCAACCCGTTTTGAGATTCAAATTTTATGATGTGTTCCCAATTGCAGTATCTTCTTTTGTCATGTCTTCTACCGATACGCCAGACCAAACAATTACGGCAGACGCAACATTCAGGTATTCTTTGTACGACCTTATTTAAAAACTTGACAAAAGGTTACGAATAGTGTAACCTTTCGTTTGGAGGTGGATTATGAAACAACTTGAAGATTTACTTGAAATGTGGCGGCAAGACTCTGATATTGACAGAACAGAACCTGGCAAAGCACTTCTCGACATTCCCAAATTACACAGTAAGTATTTGAACATACTTTCGCAACATCGTTTGTTGTCGAAACAGGCTGAGTTCAAGTATAACAAGATGAAAAAGTTAAAATGGGAATACTATACTGGTAAGTTAGATGATGATGATTTGAAAAAGTATGGATGGGAACCATTTCCTTTTGTACTCAAATCCGACATTACTACATATTTGGAGAGTGATGAAGATATTAACAAACATCTTGCATCTAAAGTTATGCATGATGAAGTTGTTGATGTATGTGGCTCAATACTCAAAGAATTAAACTCTCGTACATACCAACTTAGATCATTTATTGATTGGGAAAAATTCATACAAGGTGTCTGATTTAATTTTACATAAAAAGAATGAAGCGTTTATTCAGTTTGAATGTGATAGAAGTATTGCACAAGAACTGAGTGACTTTTTCACATTCTTTGTTCCTGGTTATCAATTTGTTCCCGCATATAAGAATCGAATGTGGGATGGTAAGATAAGGTTAGCAGATTTACGAACATTTACAATCTATCATGGTCTTGTTCATTACATCCAAAAGTTTTGTGTAGAAAGAGAATACACACTTGAAATTGATGATGATGTAATTGTAACAGAAAACTTTTCATTGATTGAGGCAGTAGACTTCATTCGCACACTTAATTTGCCTTTTGAACCAAGAGATTATCAAATCAAGGCGTTTGTAAATGCAATTCGTAATCATAGACTTTTACTGTTATCACCTACTGCATCTGGTAAGTCCCTCATACTTTATTTGATTGTTTCTTATTTACAGTCATCGGACTATAAGAAAGGTCTACTAATCGTTCCTACCACTTCCTTGGTTGAACAGATGTATAAGGACTTTGAAGACTATGGTTACGATTCAGAAGAAAATTGTCATCGTCAATACTCAGGTAAAGAGAAACACACAAACAAGTTTCTCACCATTACAACATGGCAATCAATTTACAAAAACGAAAAAGAATACTTTGAACAATTTGATTTTGTTCTTGGTGATGAGGCACATCAATTTAAAGCCAAGTCATTGACAACAATATTGTCAGGTTGTTCTAACGCTAAATATAGAATTGGTACAACAGGTACACTTGATGGTACACAAACTCATCGTCTTGTACTTGAAGGGTTGTTTGGTGCAGTTTACAAAGCAACCACAACATCAGAGTTGATTGATAAAGGACAACTCGCAGATTTTAAAATTAAATGCCTTATATTGAAGTATGCAGATAGTATTTGTAAGCAAGCGAGAGATTGGGATTACAATACTGAAATAGATTACATTGTGAGAAATCGTGCAAGAAATGAATTCATACGAAATCTCACACTCTCACTTAAAGGCAATACACTTATTCTTTTCCAATTTGTTGAGAAACACGGAAAAGAACTTCATAGTTTAATACAAGATAAGGCAGGTAAAAGGCATGTTTTCTTTGTTTTTGGTGGCACAGATGTTGAAGTTAGAGAATCGGTTCGTTCAATTACTGAAAAAGAAAATGATGCAATCATTGTCGCTTCTTACGGTACTTTCTCTACTGGTATTAACATTCGTAACCTTCACAACATTATATTCGCTTCACCATCTAAATCAAGAGTTCGTAATCTTCAGTCAATAGGTAGAGGCTTGCGAAAAGGTGACAACAAAGAAACTGCCACATTGTTTGACATTGCAGACGATTTTCGCATAGGCAAATTTGCCAATTACAGCTTGAAACATTTCATTGAAAGATGTAAAATCTATGATGATGAGAAGTTCAATTATAAATTTTACAATATAGAGCTAAAAAATGCAAACAACGAATAACAATATAAAGATAGTTCGCCTTCAGAGTGGTGAAGATGTAATGGCAAACTATTACGAAGATACAGAAAACGGTACTGTAATGTTGGATAATCCAATGCACATTATCTTTAAAAGAATACCTACAGGCCAAACTGTAATGATGATGATGCCTTGGTTGCCAATTGAACTCATAAAAGATAACTCAGCTCTTATATACGATTCAGATATTTTGACAATCATCGAACCTAAAGAAGACATTATTAATTATTATGGTAAGGTAGTTCTTCAGGCTAAAGAAAAGATGGAAGACCCTTCTCAGTTTTTAGATGATGATGGAGATGATGATTTTTTAGAAGATGAAGATGATGATATTTCTTTTGATGATTATGCATCTGAAGAAGTTATGGAAATTCTAGAAGAAAAGAAAAAATCTAAACTACATTAAAACTATGACTACATTTGAATTTAACGGTAATAATTTAGATAAAGCTTGCCAAATCATTACCAATCATTTAACATCAGACTTATTACCAAAGAAGTGGGTCAAAAGAAACTCTACTAATCCTATGTTTGGTCATTGTCATACAGCTTCAGCATGTTTACAGAAACTATTTGGTTCTAAGAACATCAAACTGTATAGAGCATTAGATGATGAAGGAATATGGCATTGGTGGGCTCAAACTTCTGATGGTAAGATAATTGACATTACTGCTGACCAATACTATTCTGAAGGAAGAACACCTCCTTATGAGAATGGTAGTAAGGCATCAATGTTAGGATTTAGTTATAGGAAAAGAGTTTTGAAGCTACTGGATATAGTTAGGAATCAATTACTCTCAAACGGAACACCAACAGTATAGATGTTGTCAAGAGCAAAAAGAGGCAAATATGAGTGAGAAAAAACCAAAACATTATGTGAATAACACAGATTTTCTAGAGGCACTTGTTGAGTACAAAAAGAAGTGTGAAGAAAATAAGAGTAGTAACAAACCAGAACCTCCAATACCCAACTATGTTGGTGAGTGTTTTCTGAAGATAGCAGACCATCTATCTCGTAAACCAAATTTCGTTTCTTATTCTTTCCGAGATGAAATGATAGCTGATGGTGTTGAAAATTGCCTCATGTACTTTCGTAATTTTGACCCGGTAAAAAGTAAAAATCCATTTGCTTATTTTACGCAAATCATATATTATGCTTTCTTGCGTAGAATTATGAAAGAAAAGAAACAACTGTATGTCAAGTATAAGGCAACAGAGCAGTTTGGTATTTTTGATGAGTTTGAAATGTTTGAAGATGCCGATGGTCATATGAAACAGTTCGAATTGTATGATAACATTTCTGAGTTCATTCATAATTTTGAGGAGAACAAACGAAAGAAAAAAGAAAGTAAGCAGAAAGGCCTTGAAAAATTTATGGAGGAATAAGATGGACAAATTGAGTATTGAACACCATATTAAACATCTTGAAGAGCAACACCACACTTTAGACAAAGAAGTAAAAGAGATGTACATAAAATATGGTAATGATGCCTTAGTGCAATCTTTGAAAAAAAGAAAACTACATTTAAAAGATGAAATTGAAAGTTTTAAAAAACAACTGGTAACAATATGAAATTATGTATTTTGGGTGACACACACTTCGGTGCTCGAGGTGATTCGTTAGATTTTCACAACTACTTCAAAAAGTTTTATGATGAGGTACTTTTTCCTTATCTAAAAGCCAACGACATTGAAGTGATATTTCAAATGGGAGATTTATTCGACCGTAGAAAATTTATCAACTTCAACACACTACATCTCTGCCGTGAATACTTTTTTGACCGATGTGAAATACTCGGCATCAAAGTGCATACATTACTTGGCAATCACGATGTTGCATTTAAA